TACGGTACTTAGGACACTCTGTCCAGTCGATGTACAATGGTTCTACATCATTTTCTTTGTCCAGTATCATCATACCACGTGCATCGTCCCACGCATCTGCGTAGTTGTGTGGAAAAGCATTACCAATGTAATGTACCTTTCCTTGTTTCTGACGCTTGTGGAAGTGTCCACTGAACACATACTCTTGATTCTTGAAGTGTTCAGCTTTTAGTTCTCCGTGGTCTGGCATCTGTACCATAGCGTTCATATAAAACGATGGGAGTTCGAAGTGACCAAACAAGTATTTTGCTTTTAACTTTTCGATCTTCTTCCACTCGTCGCCAACTAACCACGGAACCAGTGCAACATCGTCTTGGACCATCATTTGATCTATTACGGTAATGCCCGGTATGTGTCTTGCAAACTCAGTTGAACTGATATCACGCTTGTCTTTGTAGTACAAGTCGTGGTTACCAGCAAACATATAAAAGTTTTCAAAGGCAGCACCTAGTTTTTCTAGTAGTCTAATAGTTGTATCCATAGTTGTAAGGTTAAGACTGTTTCTATTATGGTGCCAGTCGCCACAAAACAAGCCAGTTTCACATCCGTGAGCCTTAGCTTGTTCGATATACCAGTCAATATAGTCCTCGCAGTCCTGATTGTGAACTCGAGAGTTGCCTTTCATACCTAAGTGTATGTCAGTAAACACTGCCGCTTTGTTAAACAAGAATATTCTCCATTTCCTGTATATTATAAACTAAAATTTCTAGAAGATCAACCTTTATTTTTTGGTAGCACCTTCTTCGCGCTTCACAGCAGCTTCCCATTCGCCGCTGTGCAGTCTAGTGTGTGAAGGATTCATGTCATTCATTTCTAAAATGTCATCACGTATGTTCTGCGCACGTTTTTCGATGTTGATTACACGTACAAACGAGTTAGTAACCACAGCAGTGTAGTATGCAAAGGGATTATTTGACTTTGATTCGTCAAACTGTAGTCCAATCTGCGATAGTTGGAGGATTGCTTGACCTTTCATCTCGTCGTTATAGGTGTATCCACGCACATTGCCTCTTGTAGCGTACCGATCAACAAGTTTTAACCACATCATAGCAAGTTTGTTGGTTGCCATGCCGTGCCCTTTGTTGAAATAACCATTTTCCATTCCACCTTCCCAGTGACTTTTACCTACACAAATAATATTGTCTTCGTCATCAAACTTATAATGTTGAAATGGAGGAAAGTTTAGTTTAGTTTTGTGATCTGCAACTGTTTTAGGATTCTTCTTACGTCCGGGTTCGTCTGGAACATGATCAAATGTCATAATACGGAAGATTAGTTCGTTTTTTTCAATCTTTCTATAGTCCACAGCAAACTCTGCCATCTTTACCTTTTTACCAGCTGCTTTTGCTGCTTCGTATGCACGAGATCCTTGCAGTTTTGCTTTATTTCTCTTTGCTTCTGCAATAGTTCTAATGTTAATTTTATCTACACTAGGTAAAATAATATCATAATCAGCATGTTCGGGTGCAATATAACTACAAAACGTAGCCTTACTTCGGTGTATCTCTAATAACATGTCTTTGTTGTTGAGATAGTTTACTTTTCTAGCCATTTATCGACTCCTTTATTATATTATAATATACATAGTTTATTTTGTCAACTAAATAGTATGTAGGAGTTTACAATGGCAAGAAAACCAAATCAATCAGTACCAAACACAGTTGGTACTAGAAATATTAACAACACATTCTTTGCAAACAGATCGAGTGTTGGAAAATCGATACGATCGAGATTATTACCACCAGGTGCTGAGCCGGATAGAGGTTCAGCAACAACTGCACGTTTTGCTCCAACCAACGATTCAGTTCCAGATTGGCGAGTTAAAATAAAAGTTCCTACATTATCTACTTATAGATACAGTCCTATACTAGCTCCTTTAGCACAAACAGATTGGTATGCTGTTTTTCCAGTTACGCCAACAATAAGTCTTGTAACAGTAGCAAACTACGATGAAATGTCTCCTACACATAGTAATTATCCTTTTCCTCAGTATGTTAATAGTAGGCATGAAGATATAAGTATCGTTGGAAGATTTCCAGTGCAGTCTGAACAAGACGGAATGTATTGGGTTGCTTGTGTTCATCTGTTTAGAAGTTTAACTAAGATGTTTTATGGCGAAAGTAGCGAAAAAGGATCTCCTCCGCCTGTTGTAAAACTAAGTGGATATGGAGATTATGTTTTAAATAATGTTCCTACTGTGGTTACACAGTTTACATTTGATTTAGCTGATGAAATTGATTATATTAAAGTAAACACAGGATCATTTGGAGAATATTCATCAACATATCAAATGGTTCCGACAATGAGTTCATTAAGTTTAACATTAAAACCAACATACAGCAGAAGCAAAGTGTCAAGTTTTAATATGGATCAGTTTATTAATGGTAATATAGCAAATAAAGGATTTATCTAATGGCAAACTACGGAAAAACTAGTCCTTATGGAAACACAAAACTTACAAGTACTGGAGAGTTAGGTATTTTCTCTATTAGACCCGTGCCAGCAGAAGATGATGATATTCTTTATACTATTGAACCTCAATATTCGCATCGTCCTGATTTACTAGCATACGATTTGTATAATACGCCAAAGTTATGGTGGGTTTTTGCTCAAAGAAACATGGATATAATAAAAGATCCTGTGTTTGACTTTGAAGCAGGCACTAAAATATTTTTACCTAAAAAATCTAAGTTAAAAACAGAGTTAGGAATCTAATGTCTATAGAAACAAACAGTCTACATCAGTTTTCTAGTTTCAATACTATATTTACAATGTCTTGTTTGACAAGAGATGAGATTGCTGTACCTAATGAAACCTATAGAGCATACGGTCCTCAAAATGTTATTCTTAGAAGCGGCGGCGGCGCCGGCGACAACAAAGTCACAACTGAATACGAAGATATTATTGGCGGCAAGCTAGAATATTTTATTGATAATGTTAATATCGAAGCATTATGTGTTCCAAACTCAAAATCACGTAGTACAAACGCTACATTTATAACTTTTACAGTTGAAGAACCATATAGTATGGGATTATTCTTACAAACTTGTCAAATAGCTGCAACTATGAGTGGATTTCAGAACTATGCTAACGCTCCATTTATGTTATCAATGGAGTTTATTGGATATGACGACGATGGAGATGTTATTGTTACAGAATCAGGATTAAATCTTCGTAGAGATGTTCCTATTAAACTAACAAACATAGAGTTTGAAGTAAACCAAGGTGGTACAACATATACAGTTGAAGCATTGCCATGGAATGAACAAGCATATCTTGATGATGCAACATCAAGTCCAGTTGATATAGCACTAACAGGCAATACTGTTGAAAAACTACTACAAAGTGGCGAACAAAGTTTAACAACTATTATTAATGGACATTATGAAGAACTTCGAAAAGCAAATCAAATAGCAGAAGCATCAGAAATAGTTATTACATTTCCAAAAGATATTGCGTCTTCTGGTAATCCTTCAAGAATACCGAATACAAGCGATGCAGGCGCTACTACTGCGTCTCGCAGCGGCGGAGGCGGCGGAGGCGGTGGCGGCAAAGGCGGAAAAATATTTGGTGCAGTAGCAGCTGGTGTTGTAGGAGGCGTTGTAGGCGGAGTACTTGGCGGCAACAGTTTAAAAGATAGTTTTAATGATGTATTAGGAGGAATAGCAGGCGGACTTGATAAAAGTCTTGGAGGGTTATTATCAAATTTTAAATCAGGAAACATACAAGGACTTTTTGAAAACATTAGTGGATTTTTAGGAGCGCAAGCACCGCAAAACTTTGAAGCATTCTTGAGTATGATTACAGGCCAGGTATTAACAAAAAGTAGTATCGGAGAAAAGTTATCATCAATAGCACAGGATCCTGCTAGTTTAAATAATCTTGGCTCTGCAAGAATTATTTCAGGAGCAGAAGAAAGCGGAACAGTGCCAATGCCTCAAACAGGGCAAGTTTATGACAAGAGAAATAAAGTTATGACTCGTGCTAAGAATACTGTCAGTAATGATGAAAGAGTTTTCAACTATGGTTCTGGAACATCGATACTAAAAATAATTGAAGATGTAATATTAACAAGCGATTGGGGCAAATCTATAAAAGAAAGAGCGCCTGATGAAAACGGAATGGTTCCGTGGTTTAGAATAGATGCAGAAAGTTACCTAAAACCAAATGCACAACAAGAAAATGTGTTTGGAGAAGATGCAAAAGTAAATCATTACAAAGTTGTAGAGTATAAAGTACATAGTAGTCACTTTCAAAACGCTGGAGCAGCAGGTGTAGACTACAACAGCCTAAGACAAAATGCAAAAAAAGAGTACAATTACATTTACAGTGGAGAAAATACTGATATTGTTAGGTTTGATATAAGCTTCAAAGCAGCATTTTTTCAGTTTATACAACCCGATAGTGGACAACTAAGTATTGATGCAAAAACTGGAGGAACACAGTTTAATCTTACTCAGACAAAGCCTTCTCAGTTAGGATTAAATATTCAACCTTCGGGAGCAAATAGCTCAACTGGGTTAGCTACACAAGGATTTGTAAACTCTAGTAGCACCCAAGGTGGCGGCGGAGCTGGTATTGATAATAGTAAAATAAGATGGGCACGTAAATTTCACGATCAAATACTAGGAAACGGTAGTGTTGACTTAGTTGAAGTTAAACTTGAAATATTTGGAGATCCTTATTTTATAGTTGACAGTGGTATGGGTAACTGGACCGACGAAGCTGGCGATTTAAACACTACTGCTGGAGGACAAGTTGATTATCAACGTAGTGAAGTTGATGTTATATTAAACTTTAGAACTCCAATAGATTACAATCCAGATACTGGAGGAATGATTTATCCAGAAGATACAGTTCCTGTATCTCAGTTTAATGGATTATATAGAGTAACTGCTATTGAAAACAAAATTCAACGAAATATGTTTACACAAGAGCTTACACTACTAAGAAGACGAGGACAACCCGAAGATACAAATACATCAGGAACTTCAGATCAAGCAAATAAAGTAAAAGATGCTAATAGAGCAAGTCAAGTAAACACAGGATTTAATAGTTAAATGCAAAACAACGGACCAATAAAAGCAGAACAAACAAGATCAGTTGATAGTGGTCAAAATGATTCAACACCAGGCACTTATTTGGCTAGAGTTATCAAACATGCTGATCCTTTATATCTTGGAGCATTAGAAGTTGAGCTTCTAAAAATAAGCGAAGCAGGCACAGCAGGCGAAACATTAGGACAAACTTCAATAGTCTACTATGCAAGTCCATTTTATGGAGTTACAGGAGCGCAGCATTTAGGAAAAAACGACACATATTCAAACACACAAAAAAGTTATGGGTTTTGGGCTATTCCTCCAGATCCTGGAACATTGGTGTTGTGTACATTTGTTGAAGGAAGTAGAGATTTTGGGTATTGGTTTGGATGTGTACCTGAAAGAGGTATGACATTTATGTTACCTGGTGGACAACCTAGTACTGAACAAACTAGCGGCCCAGTTCCAACAGAACTAAAAGGTAAAAAACTACCAGCTGGAGAATATAATAAAAAAATAACAAAAATACAAACTAATAATCCTGTAAAATACAAAAGACCTATCAACGAAGATTTTATTGCGTCTCTAAAAGAGCAAGGATTAGTTGAAGATGATATCAGAGGAATAACAACTAGTAGTGCGCAACGTGAATTTCCAAGTGCAGTGGTTGGATTAAGTAGTCCAGGCCCTGTCGACAAGCGTGGAGGTTCACCGCAAGGAAGAATAGGTATAAAAGAAAGCCAAGCAACAGTACATGTAAGTCGCTTAGGCAGTAGTAGCTTTGTCATTGATGACGGCGATGATAAACTTATAAGAGAAGGTTCGCCTGAAGATACTCCCTACAAATACCTAAACAAAGAATCTAGTGAAGCCGGCGGCGATGTGACTAGACCTGCAAACGAAATGATACGCTTTAGAACACGCACTGGTGCGCAAATAATGATTAACACCAGCGAAGATCTAATATATATTAATAATAGCAGAGGAACCGCTTGGATAGAAATGACAAGCAACGGCAAACTTGATGTTTATGCTAAAGATAGTATTAGTTTTCACACTGAAACAGATTTTAACTTTGTTGCTGATAGAGATATTAACTTTGAAGCTGGTAGAAACATTAATATGATTGTAAATGGAAGTATACATCAAAGTGCTGCTGGAAATATGGAAATAAAAGTTGGTGCCAATGGAAATATCTCAGCCGGCGCAGAAATGAACATCAAAAGTGGCGGCGCATTTAAAAACACTGCCGGAGGAAACTTTTCTATCGGAGCAGCAAATACAACAATCTCTGGAGGCGATATCAATCTTAATGGGCCAGCAGCAGAAGCAGCCGCAGATGCAGTTAAAGCAAAGTTTCCGCAACGTGTTCCGCAACACGAGCCTTGGAATGGACACGAAAACTGGAACCCAATAGAAACAGCACCTGATAAAACTGAAGCAGTTGATACAGAAAGTCAAGACGTGCATATGGACGAACGCCCTGTTCATACAGATCGAACTCTAATGAACGACTTATAAATACTACTAGGAGGGCATTATGGTAGCATTTGCAATAAACAACTCGCAGTTAGTTGATCCTATTATTAGGGAATCAATATCTCGAGGAGTACAAGGAATAAATCAGGCAATTGCTAACGCACCTTTGCCTACAGTAGCACTTGTTGGCGGTATAGCTGGCGGTATAGCCGAGGGCAATCTCGAAGGAGCACTACAAGGCGCCGCAGGCGCAGTATTTGGAACATTAGCAGGAAAACTAGCAGGAAACTCAGCAGCATTTGTTGAAAATTTAGGATTTGTTAGTCCTACTATTCTTGCAGCCGGAAACACTCCTGAAATTGCTGCACAACGCACTGGAAATAATGCAGCCGGAGAAGAAGTAGTAGTCGATACGTATGCAGGCGGCACAAACGCAGCTAATCCAGCAGAAGTTAGAACTGAAATACAAGATACAACTACTAATGCAGTTGAATATATAGCAGATAGTTTCTTACAAGGTGTTCAAGGCGGATTAAGTAGTATAGCAGGATCTTTCCTTGGTGGGTTATTAGGAAAACTTCCTAGTGTAATGGGAGATTTGCTATCAAGTACAGGATTGTCTGGTGCATTAGGAAGTGCATTAGGTGCTATTGATGGCGCTATTGGAAATGCACTTGGAGCAGTATCGGGTGCATTAGGAGATATGGCAGGAAAACTAGCCAGCGGATTAGGAGCAGCTATTTCTGGTATTCCAGGTGTAGGTCCTGTGTTTGATCAGTTCAGTAGAGGAATAGGAGACTTTACAAAAAACCTTTCAGGAGCAGTAAACGGATTACCAACTGGCTTACAAGATATATTGTCCGGCGCTGCTGCAAACGTAGGAGCAAATTTGGTTGGAAAAATATTTAACAAACCAAATATTACTAGCAAAGCAGGTAAACAAATAGCTAAAGATATTATATTCAAAGAAAATCCAGTAGGACAACTTAATAATATGGCAAGTTTAGCCAAACAAATAGATAAAAAAACATTTAAAACAACAAATGATCCTGCATTTGCAAATATGGCAACTGCTTGTAAGCGTTGTGCTAAAAAGTTTAGAACCAAACTTGTTAAAAAGAACAACGGGTTTGGAGTAAGTGTTGAAGAAAAAGCAAAAGAAGATACAATACTAGGCATTGTAGTAGACGGACAAGTATTTAAAATAGGATCATATGACTTTGATAGAATAGTAGAGTTGAATCCTAGTAACAGGTCAACCGAACTATTAAAATTACCCGCCGAAAGTCAAGCCGCATTTAACTATATGACAGTAGGATAAATACGTTATGGCCACAAATGAAAAACCTTTATACAAAAATGTAACAGTATCAAATGACATTGATAACCCTCCTGTAGTTTCTAAACAATACAGAGGAGTTAGCACAGTAGCTAATCCTAAAGGATTTAACTTATACGATATTAGTATAATCAAACAAGATATTATAAATCATTTTCACATTCGTCAAGGCGAAAAACTTGAAAATCCAGAGTTTGGAACTATCATATGGGATATATTATTTGAACCATTTACTGATGACCTAAAACAGCTTATCATT